GGCCAATAGGGATTATTCTTTTGGCTGTTACTGCCCTAGGACTCGCATGGGCCACGAATTTTGGTGACATACGAGATAAGACAAAAGATGTTTTCGACTTTCTGTCCCGTATCTATCAAAGCAAGTTGGGGTGGTTGCTTCCCGGTGGTTCACTGATCAAGGGTTTGTTCTTCTTGAAGGATAACTGGAAGGAAATTTGGGAATCCATCGTATCAGTATTCAGGAGGACAATCAATAACCTTATTGAGGGAATCAACGTTTTTATCAGGGCATGGAATAAAGTGGCTGATGTAATTGGGAGAGATAAAATTGCCGAACTCCCAACTCTAGGCGTTGGCGGAACCGAACCCACCAAAGACCCATCAGAGGATGTACGGTTTCAACCAAAAACCTCAATAGCTGACGAGCCAGCAGTCACGCCAGTAGGCGGAGGCACGGCAGTAGGCGGAGGCACGATAGCAAATGTAATCACGGCAGCAGTCGTAGACTCGGCAGCAGGCGTACGCACTACACTTGATAACATCTTTGGAAAGACCGATTGGGAGGCAACTGCAAAGAAATTCCAGCAAACACGTGACCTAGAAAGGTATCGTGAAGAACTGTTCCAAAGCATTCTAAATCTGGAGGGTCAACGAGCAATGTTTGATCGCTCGCAAAGCCCTCTGGTTGCAACAAGTCCGTCAGCCTATCAGGTAGGTGGGCAACTTCATACATGGGTAGGCCCCGGACAATCGGGTGATCCCAATGCTCCAGAAGGGTCTGGTGTAATAGAACTCAGCATCGATGGCAAAACAATTGGCAAAGTAATGAATGGCCCTACAGGGTCGAATGTTCTTGAGAATCAAGAAATGAATGCAGGTACAGCGTAATGGCTTGGACGCTACAGCTAGTCAATGACAGTACCACGCTGGATTTGAATGATAATGCAGCGTATTCGGCACGTTCCCTCATGACACCGATACCAGCAAGGCGCATGGCACGAGGTGGGGCGAACCTATTTCGGCATGGCTCTGATCTCGTTGAGAGGGTCTATACGAACAGGGTTGTCACAGTCATTCTCAGGATACTCGGAGCAGATCAAGATACCCTGATTGCTAACGTCAACGCCGTGAATGCGATCCTCGAACGTGGTGCGGAATTCCATACCACTGGTATCGGCAGCCAACTGAAGCTAAGGCGGAAGTGGGAGAATGCTACCAATCAGATTGACTTCTACGTTCTGGAAGGGGTGTTGCAGATTGGTGACGAGTTTGGCCCAGTACATGCTACCAACACTAGCTTTACGACTGCGAGACTGACGTTACTCTGTGAACCATTCGCCTATGGTGCAGATGAAACGATCCAGAATTACGTATTTGATGCAGGATTTGAAGTCGCTGGTACAGCCCTAGCAGATTGGACTGAAAGCAAGACGGCAACAGGAACCACCGCAAGGGATACATCGGTCAAGAAAGATGGGCTCGCCTCTTTGAAATTGGTGATGACCGATTCTGGTGGTAGCGGTCAGGTAATCGAGAGGAACCAAGTTCTCGCTGATGTCGATGCTACCGAGGTATGGTCGTTTCAGTGTTGGGTTCGGGTTGATGAACTGACCAATTGCAAGGTGGTGATGGAGTTAGACTACAATACGGGAACCGATGTAGAGGTATCCACTACTACCGTCAATGCTTCTAGTTTCGTGAAGCTCACTGCAAACAACAACACTGTTCCCGGCAGCGTGACTCAGGTAACGCTGAGGCTGCGTCTAGAGGCCACTGCTGCCGATGCGACTGGAGTAGTATATATCGACAACGTAATAGCGGTTCTGGCCTCCGCTGTGCCTGCAGCGTGGGCTTCAAGCATGAGAGTGGGCAACCATTTCGAGGATGCGTCACAGACCCAGCAGAATTTCATAGATATTGAGGATGTTCCGGGAGATGTGCCTGCGCTTCTTCAAGTACGAGTGCTGGAGAGTGCGAACCATGACGAGTATTGGGCTGGTTCGAGACACGCTGGACGGCAATATGATATTGATATATACAACGAAGGCGAAGATAGCACCGCAGCAGCAACAGCGAGTCTCACAGGTTTCACCTTCACCGCTGACAATACGGCATCAGGGTCGAAGTTCAGCGGTAATAGTGTACGGGAGAGCAAGGCTCTGGAGGTTACAGGTGGGGGTGGGGCTAGGTCGTTGACGGCTGCTGTTCGCTTCCGGCATCAATGGGCTTTCTCTACACTGCCAGAGGGCATCTATCGCTGCCTTGTGGCAGTTCATGTCGCAAACGGTACAGGCAATACAGGAACGGGAACTATCAATGCTTCCAATTTCACCTTCGGCCTGAACTATACCTATGGTGGCCTCAGTTTACTGGACACTACTACGCCTTCTACTGCCTCATTTATTGCCATGACTGCCGATACTCTGATTGGTGGTGAGGTTTCAAATCCTGAGATTCTCGATCTTGGATCGGTAGTCATTCCTCCAATCGCCACTCCAGAGGGGCAAACGGCAGGGACATTTACGCTGATCGTCCATGAGGCAACATCTGTCGATCTCAGCATCAATTACGGTCAGGAGATTTATTGGTATATCGACTGGGTTTTATTGCTGCCAGTAGATCACGGGAGTAACTATGTATCCAAGACGGCAGCAACGGACGTTCTCCTGTTAGACAGTATGAGCAAGATCAAGGGACTCTACATCCTCAATACCTCGGACGTAGTGCAGTCGTTCCCAACCAACCAGCTTGGGCGCAGCCCTATGGCCCACCCAGAAGGCACACGCATCTATATGGTCGGTCAGGACGATGATTACGTTGGCGATGCGGAATACTTCACAGTCAGCATTACCTATCGACCTCGATACCTGTATGTGGCTGGTGCATAATGGCTGCTGGGTTACAGATTCGGCTCTTTGATAACAACCTTACATCGCCAACGCTGATTGACGATCTGACAGAACGCATCAGCAAACTGTCGTTCACCACCGCTCTCAATGGTGGATTCCGGGATGCTACTTTTATGCTGACCATGGGATTCGATCAGGCGTGGCAATGGCTATCACGTGAGGGCAAACGTGGTTTTCACTTCTACCGAGTGGTTATCTATGAAGCGCATGACATAGTTTGGGAGGGCAGGATTACTGACATCGCCCTCAAGGTTCAGAATTTGGATCACGGTATTCTAGTCAACTGTTTAGGGTACTGGTCTGCCACTCGCGACCAGTTATATTCCGATGATGACCATACGGACTGGACATCAGGTTCGGGGCATCAGATAGATGAGATTATCAAGGAAATATTAACTGAGGAATGCCCTGATATTAACAGTGACCAAACCAACATTACTGCTGGGAGCCGTGATCTGGCTGGGATCGATTTGAGTAGCCGAAAGTACCCGCAGGAGTATATCAACGAACTAACCCAGCTATCAGATGACGATCAAGCGGTTTGGTTTTTCGCCATATGGGATAACCGTATTCCCTATCTGTTCAAAAGAGCTGTGACGAATATCGATTGGCTAGTATACCTAGAGAATCTCGACAATCTGACGTTACAGCAATCAGCACTAACCCTCCGCAATGCCATAACTCCAGTGGTAGGTGGCACAGAGGGAACGACCCAGACCGATGCAGCGAGTCTGGTGTTATACCCCAGACGAGAAGAACTCGCAACGCTCCAGACAGGAACGAATGCGAACACCCAAGCCGATTCTGCCAAGATGAAAGTAGCTGACAGGGCGTTGCCACGGCAACAGCAGGCATTTACTGTGACAGGTAGGATATTCTCTACTGCAAGCACAGATACAGGTGGACGGCTGGAGGAATCACCGCTCTGGCGTGTTCGATCTGGTGATGTGATTCGTATCCAAGACCTCGTTCCGAGTAGCGCAGCAACTCCCGAACTGGATGATCTCCGCACTTTCTATATTATGGCTACAAACTACGATGCCACCACGAATATATTAACTATTCAGCCAGATCGTAGACCACGGCAGCTATCGACTATTCTCGGAAATCTTGGAACAGTGCAGACGTAGAAGGAGGTCATCATGCTCGGATTAGTTATGCGGTTTTTATCACCAGACACCAAGGCATTAGTTCGGTTGGCGTTACGCATGGTTGGCTCGCTCGATACCCCAGAGGAGCGCAAAGAGGTTGCTGAATTCGGTATCAATATGCTTGCCGATGGGCGAGTGACCGTAAGTGAGTGGAGTGCTTTTGGAAAACGGCTTGGCGTTTTTCGATTAGGAGGGAAGAATGGCAAATAAGATACGCCCACAGATTCTCACCGCTCTGATTTGTGGTACGGTATTCTCGATATTTGGCATATGGATAGGTATGAGAATGGAAGCTGTCGAGGTGGTCACAGCTATAATCGGGGGGTTCCTTGGGTTCTTGGGAGGAGTAAGCCTAAAAGTTCTGGAAGCCCCTGACGGATAAACCAATAAAGGAGGCAGAATGAAAACATTAGCACGTTTATTGATGTGGCCCTTCCGCATGGTATTCAACGCTACACGATGGGTATTTAGGACAGTGCTGGGATCAATTATGTGGGTCATCCTGACCTTCTGGAAGATTCTGAAGGGTATTTTTTCTATCCCCAAGATGTTGTGGAAGGGATTCCGTATAGCCGTCAAGGGTTTGATAAAAATACCTGTCTGGATATGGCATGGTTTTGTATCTACGCTTATGGCGATCAAACGATCACCACGGAAGACCTACGAGAGTGTAAGGTCTGCCCGTGACTGGTTATTAGCTAAAGTAGCTTATCTGAATGAAGAATCAGCCCGATGGAAAACCGCCTTCAACATTTTGAAAAGCCCCTACAGTTTGCTCCGGGCATGTGGATTCAGCCCTCAGATGGCGGTAGGTTTGCTATTCGCAGGTTCTACCGTAACAACAGGAGTTGTGGTCAACGAGACTATTTTGAGTGAACGAAGCTTTGCTCGTGGAGACTCAGGGACGTATGCAGCTAGTGTTATTGGGCCAGACCTGCCTCTAGATGTACCTACGTCGTACATAGAGGGTTCAAACACGCTGCGTATTGATCTTGGTTCTACCCCTGTTCGAGAGATAACGATTGAGAACGTGTCGGTTGGTACGGTATTCACT